CAATTGAGGACATTGAAGAAGCAAAAGAGGATATCCTTTCAACCACGGGTTACGAGGCAAATACTCTCGTTCTTGGTTATCAGGCATTCCGTCAGTTGAAGAATCATCCTGACATTGTTGACCGCTACACGTACACAACTTCAAGCGTGATCACCGAAGAAATGATGGCACGCTTGTTCGGTGTCGATCGTATCCTCGTGGCAAAGTCAGTCAAAGCAACCAACCTTGAAGGCGTAACTCCTGCTTACGGATTCAATTTCGGTAAGAGTGCATGTCTCCTCCACGTTGCACCAAATCCCGGTCTGATGACACCTTCCGCTGGTTACATCTTTGCTTGGACTGGCGTTTCAGGTGGGCTTGGCTCCACTATCGGTACTTCACAGTTCCGTATGGAAAGCCTGCGTGCCGCTCGTATTGAGGCTGAGGTTGCGTTTGACAACAAAGTTGTTGCAAGCGATCTTGGTTATTTCTTTGCTAGTTGCGTGGCTTAATTTAATAGCATTACCCTTGGAGGGGGTCGGCGGGTTTGATTCCTGTCGACCCCCTTTATTGTTAGGAGATAGTTTTGACTTGGTCTTATACAGGTAATCCGGCATCATCAAGTAAAGACGCGGTGCGTTTTCTTATTGGCGATACTGATACGAGTGATCAGTTGCTTAGTAATGAAGAGATTGATTATACGATTACACAATCTGGATCCATTTATCAGGCTGCTCACGATAGTGCTTACGCGATTGCTTCTACTTTTGCTCGTATGGCATCTAGTAAGAGTGTTGGAGACTTGTCGCTTTCTTACAATGATAGGGCTACTACTTATTATCAGGTTGCTGATCGCATGTTGCAGTTGCAGGCTAAGCGTCAACCTCCAATTCCTTATATTAGTCCCGATAATATTATTCGTGCCTCAGAGAAAACTATTCCTCCCGCAAATGGCACTGAGTTTTACACAGGTCAACAGGATTATTTGAGGCCGTAGTTATGGGAATTTCTTCTGAGTTTTTGCCATTGATGTCAGAGATTGTTGTGTTGAAGGCTAACACAACGATGGATGCATACGGTAAGCAATCTTTTGCTGCTTCGGGTGTTTCTTATAATGCGCGTCTTATTTTTGAGGCTCGTATGGTTCGGGATGCTGATGGGCGTGAAGTTGTTGAGGCGGGTAAAGCAATTATTTATGGTGCTGTTTCTTCGTTAACTCCCTCGTGGCAAATAACTTTGCCTGATGGAACTAATCCAAAAATTACGTTTACTGATTTGATTAAAGATGAAGATGGGGATCATCATTCTGTTGTCGGGTTTGGTCAAGGCTGATGGCCGTCAAAGGTCGAAAAATAGTCGTTAAAAATCTTGATCGACTTCAGCAGGCTTTTATTTTGGCGGGTAAGGATGCTCCCCGTTTTGCTGCTACGGCTTTGATGGAGGAGGCTTCGGAGGCTTTCTTGATATCGCAAACGGTTGTGCCTGTTCGTTATGGTGATTTGCGTGCTTCAGGCACCGTGACTGGACCTATTGTTCGTGGTTCTCGTGCTTTCGCTGGTATTGTTTATGGTGGTCCTTCCGCATCTTACGCGGTTTATGTTCATGAGTTGCCTCCGTCAAGGGCACGTCATGATCCTCCGACTCGCTGGAAGTATTTGGAGTATCCTGTGAGAGTCTATTCTAGGGACATGGGTCACCGTATGACTATTCGTGTTTTGGACATGGTTGCTAAAAGATTTGAGATACGTTAATGGCTACTATTTTAGAGTCGGTCGGGGATTATTTGGCTGCTCAAGGTCAAGGAACTTTGGGTACAAATCTGTTTTTAGCGGTAATGCCTGAAAGCCCTAACGCTTGTGTTGCTGTCTATGAAAATTCAGGTGGCCCTCCTTCAATGACGATGGGTACTGCACCGTGGGCGATTGATCGTCCTGCAATTCAAGTTATTTGTCGAGGAAATAAGAGTGATTATCTTTCGGCGCGTGATAAGGCCGAGACAATTAGAAATTTATTGGGGGCTATTACTGATCAAACTATTTCTGGTATCAATATTATGCGAATAGAGTCTCAGGGTTCTGTCATCCCGATGGGGGAGGATGAGAATCAACGTCCGATGGTATCGATTAATTTCGATTGCATGGTACGTCCATGACAGATGCTTATGGCAGAACTGTTGTTACAGATGATAACCCGAGGTGCTGGAGATGCAATAAGGTATTAGCGTTCTTCGTTTCTCGACCGTGGTCTGTCCAGTGTTCACGGTGTAAAGCGGAAAACCGTAGCCAATAGAGAGGTGCCGCATGAATCTTGACGATGATTTAGACGTACTTCTGGCTTCTAAACTTCAAACTAAATCTAGCGTTTGTGCGGTTCGGTTTGTTTTGGACAATTTACCTGCTGATCAGCGAGTTAAATTAGAGTCTTTAATGGCTGCCGAGGTTGTTCCTGCAACAAAAATCGCTGAAGTTTTAAACAGGAATGGATTCATAATTAAAGGTGTCTCTATTGCAAGGCATCGTCGACGTTTTAAAGGCAGTGGATGTTTATGCCCATAGAGTCCAATATCGTGATTCTTGCTGTGGATGGTCGTATTTGGATTGATAGTTACTCTTTAATTTCTTATTTGAGGGGTGTTGAGACACAGGCTGATGCTCATCGGCTTATGGCTGAGGATCAAGGTGATTACAGGAAGGCTGTCGCTGCTTATTCGGTTGGGGATTCGATAAGGCAAATTGCCGATGGACTTGTCCTGACTTCAATGGTCGCTGATGACACGATTAGGAGTCGACGTGAGTCTGGAAGATGATTTGAATTCTTTAAGTGATCCGGGTGATAGAAGTAATTATCGTCAAGGTGTGATGGCTAAACATCCCTCGGGTTGGGAGCCGGGGGTTGCGTGGAATGGTGATTCAGGAACCTTAACGTCTCAGCCTCTTAATGCTGAGCCCAATGACTGGTCTGAGTTGTTGGCGGTGTGGGATTTGGATCCTGAGGTGTTTGAGGTTGTCGAGCCTGTTCAATATAGGGCGTGGGATGCACCTAACCCTGAGGGTGGTCTTCGTAGACTGTTTTACTACAGGGCGACGATTAGAAGGCGCGTAGAGTCACGAGCGTCGGTGGCTGAGTTGTTAGCCGTGTTAAAGGAGAAGCGTCCCCGTACAGCCTCTTATGAGGCTTCTGAGGATGGTTTTATGTATGTGGTCCCTGCCGGTGATCTACAGATAGGCAAGCCTGATGGGGATGGCAGTGAGGGAACAATCCGCAGATTTGTTGAGAAAACTGATTTGTCAGTAATTCGCTTGAAGGAACTTCGGCGTCTTAAACGTCCGATTTCCGGTGTGATGTTGCCGTGGCTCGGTGATTGTATTGAGGGTTTGGTGAGTCAGGGTGGCGCTTTGGCTGCTGCAGGCCGCCTTGATTTGACTATGAGCGAGCAGTTGAGGGTGTATCGACGCCTTATGCTGTATCAGATTCAGCAGTTCGCTGGTTTGACGGACAGGATTATTGTGCCGGTGGTGCCGGGTAATCATGATGAGGTTCAGAAAGCGGGCAAGGTTGTCCGGCGCTTTGATGATTCTTGGGCCATAGAAGGGGCTGTAGCGGTCGCTGACGCCCTCAAACTGAGTAGTCAATACGATCATGTGTCCTTTGTTTTCCCGGGCGTAGATGAGTTGACAATCACTTTGGACGTTGCCGGTACTCCTGTTGGTTTTGCTCACGGGCATCAGTTTGGTAGGGATCCGATGAAATGGTGGGCTGGTCAGGCTCACGGAATGCAGGATATTGGTTCAGCGACGCTGCTGTTAGGTGCTCACCTGCACCATTTAAGGATTGAACAGGGTGGCGCTAAGACGTTTATTCAGATCCCCGCTATGGATGGTGGTTCAACGTGGTGGCGTCACAAGACGGGTCAGGATGCCCCTGCCGCTATGGTTTCAATGCTTATTGGTCACGGCGGATGGACTGACTTGGCTATCATGTAATAGGGGGTAATTCATATTTAAGGGAGAGGCTTCGCATGACAAGTGAAGAGCACGCCGACGATGTGCAGGCGACTGTAGAGTCATTACGGTCAAGAATTTTGGGTATAGGGGCTGATCAATATGATGATGGTTCTGGTGTTCAGCGTTTTGAACTTAAGACGCTGGAACATATTCGTGGAGATGCTGTTGAGGAAATTGATGACTTGATCGTGTACCTATGTCAGATCCGAATGCGCCTCTTGGCAATTTTGTTGTAAGACATAAAAACAAACCCCCTACCTTCCTTTAAATTGCCTTAGACTAAGGATGTAGTAAATCGTGCCCCCAGTGGGTCCAATCCGTCACTACGTCGTGATCCGAGTGATCCGTGAGGCGGTGCGGATTCGCGCTGCCATCAGGAGGATAAGTGCCTTATAAGGTGCTCACCGGATTGTCATACCCGCCGGACAAACGTGCCGAGGTCGGAGACATTGTTGACGATCTTCCATCAAAGTCAATTCAATGGCTAATAAACAGTGGTCATATTGAAAACATGACAGGAAATATTTCTAATCCCACACCTGCTTCGATACCCTCGCCGGAGCCTGAAACTATTGAGAAAGACGGTGAGTAATCATGGCATTTAGTCACGGTAAATCCACAGGTATTTTCTATAACGGAGCAGACCTGTCCTCCTATTTTAATGAAGCATCAGTTACCGAGGATGTTGAAACCGCTGAAGTAACTACTTTTGGTAGTAGTTCAAAAAGTTATATTGTTGGGTTGGCCGATGGAACGATTAGTGCTGCCGGAATGTTCGACGGTGCTACAGGTGCTATTGACGAAATTTTGTCAGCCACTCTTGCTAACGATTCTTCGGATACTGTCACAGTTGCCCCAGATGGTGTCACTCATGGGCGTAGGTCTTTTTCTGCAGCGGCTATTGAAACATCATACGAAATTTCATCACCTGTGTCTGACGTTGTTTCTGCGAACCTTGAAATTCAAGCGACGCAAGGACTTGATGCAGGTTTTCTTCTCTCGGGTCGAGTTACGGTTAGCGGTTCCGCTTCCGGTTTTAGCACTACTCTCGATCAGTTAGCATCCTCCACTAATGGGGGAACAGGTTACTTGCACGTCACCTCAAACACCAGAAGTGGTGCTTCGACGTTCAAGGTGCAGGAGTCCACGGACAATGTCACGTTTGTTGATCTCATAACATTCGCCAGCGTCTCGGCTTCTACAACTGTCGGCAGCAGAGTTGCCGTCACGGGTTCGGTCGCTCGTTATGTCCGAGCCTTGCATGACCCCGGAGTATTTACCGGGTCCGTCACATACACACTGGCGTTTGCCCGTAAATAAGGAGTAAAAAAATGGCATTTATTCATGGTAAGAAGTCACTGTTCAAGATTGACAACAGCGGCGGATCGCTCATTGACATTTCTGCTTTCTGCGAAGAAGTCAGCCTGTCACGAGACATCGAAACCGCTGAAGTCACCACTTTTGGTGATACTGCAAAGGAATACATCACAGGACTTTCTGACGCTACCGTCAGCCTGTCAGGTAAGTTTGATTCGGCTAACGCTTCAGCAGTAGATCCAGTTTTGACAGGGATCCTTGGTCAAGATGCAACTGTTTCATGGGCATACCGTGTCAACAGCGCTTCTGTGAGTTCAACTAACCCTGAATATCAGGGTGAGGGAATACTCACTTCGTATGAGGTTTCCGGTGGCGTTGGAGATGCAGTAACATTTTCTGCCGAGTTGCAATGCACGGGCACTATTACTCGGGCTACCGCGTAATCTAAGATAGAGAGTAAGTCCTAATCGTGGGTCGAGTACCCCCTACGGAAAAGAGAATCCTTATGGATCTTCGTGAGAAGATTTTTGCTGCTGACGATATTGCGTCCGAAATAGTTGACGTCCTTGAATGGGACGTTACCTTGGAGGTTCGCGGCATGAACGGTGCTGACCGTTCACGCATTTTGGAGTTAGCGGCTTCAGCAGAAGATGGACGTATCGGCATTGGATCTATGTATGTGGAGACAGTCGTTGCGAGTACCTATGATCCTAAAACGGGTGAACGGGTTTTCACTGATGCTGATAAAGAAATGTTAATGACGAAGAGTGCGTCGGCGATTGACCGTCTTGCTCAGGTTGGAATGCGTTTGTCGGCGATGACACCGGAAGCGCAGGACAACTCGAAGAAACAGTTTCCTGAAGAATCCGCATCGTAGGTTTTTGTTTGAATTGGCTGAAAAGTTAGGCCGAACGGTCGGTGAATTACTTTACGGGTCAAATTCACATAGGCCGATCACTTCGTCTGAGTTGACGGAGTGGTCGGCTCTGTGGGATTTGCGGGCTTGGGAAGCAGAGCGGGCGTCTAAACGTCGGTAATGAGGAGGTGTTGGCATGGCTCAGGTTACGGTTGAGGCTAAATATATTGCTGACACTGCTCAATATGTGCAGGCTCTTCGTAAGGCTGCTGATGCCACAAATAATTTGGCTAACACGATTCCGGGTGCTGGTAGTAGGTCGGATGCTTTAGCGGCTCAAACTCGTAATGCTGGTCGTGCTGCTGAACAGGGCGCTAAGGGTTTTAGTGTATTAAAAAATGCCGTCGGTACGGCTATTGGTTTTGCTGCCGTGAATGTGTTTGCGAATTTTGCTGGATCAATTAAGGCTTTTGCGCGTGAGTCTTTTAATGCTGCTGCTCGTGCGGAGGAATTGGACATCGCCATGAAGGCGATTGGGGAGTCCACGGGCCAAGGTTATGAGGCTATTAAGGCTGCATCAAAAGCAATTCGTGATAACGGTATTGAGTTAGGTGCTTCGCAACAGATTGCTATTGAGTTTGCTCAGAATCAGTTGGATATGGCGTCGGCTTCTAAAGTTGCGCGTGTCGCTCAGGATCTTGCTGTTATTGCTGGGAAGAACTCTACAGCGACAACACAAATGTTAACTAATGCAATTATTACTGGTAACAGTATGTTGCTGAAATCTGCGGGTATTAGCCGTTACGCTAGTGAAGGCTACGCTGATATGGCAAAACAATTGGGTAAGTCAAGAAATGCTTTGACGGCGCAAGAGCGACAGCAAGCGGTCGTAAACCTTATTCTTGAAGAGGGCGCTAAGGTCGCTGGAACGTATGAGGCCGCGATGAATTCGGCTGGTAAAGTGTTGCGTTCTTTCGCACGAATTATTAACGATATTCAGGTCGAAGTTGGTCGTATTTTGCTGGATGCTTTGGGTCCATTAATCAAAGCGACATATGATTTGGGAAAAGCGTTTAGTCTGAGTCTTAGGGAGGGTGGTTCCTTATCTGGCACAATCAAAAATTTGAATACAGAATTTGCAGGGTTGGTTGCTCCGCTCGTTGAGGCCATCAAAGGTTTCACGGAAATGGTTAAATCAGGTGAGAATTTAGAACGTGTGGGCAACATTGTCACTTCAATGGTGCCTATCCTGTCAACGTTTTTTGATCTTGTGCGTATGGGTGCTTCCGTTTTTGGTGGCTTATTTGCTGAGTCAGCAAAAGCGTTGGCTTCTATTTTGGAATCTGTTGCCCCATTGATTGAACGCCTTTCTCGCTTTATTGAGGGTTTGCCAAGTCCGGTTAAGGCTGCTGCTGGTGCTTTATTAATTATGAATATTGCTTTGAAAAAAACCACTTTGTCTTTAGCAATGATGAATGCTGGCGTCATTAATTTCGGTAAAAGAATGGCTCTTACAATGCGTTCCGCCACTGTTGCAGTGGTCAATTTTCGAACAACTACTTTAATTGCTTTACGCATGGTTGGTATTGCTTTTAAAAGTCTTCTTGCCTCCCTTGGCCCAGTTGGTTTTGCTTTAATTGGTGTTGCAGCCGCGTTTGAGATTTTTTCTGGTAAGTCTGCTGCTGCTGAAGAATTAGTATCAAGATTGACAGACACCCTTGATGAGTTGACGGGGGCTTTTACAGAGGTGAGTGCCGCTGCGGTTGCTGCCCAATTCCGAATGGATCTTTCCGCTGAAGATATTACAACTCTTCAAGGTTTAGGTGTTTCTATTACTGAAATGACCGAGGCTGCACTTGCGGGTGGGCCTGCGGCTGCCGCTTTTAGCACACATCTGCAAGACTTAATTAATCAACAAGGAGTTGGAGAATTTTTCAATGGTCAGCGTGACCTTTTAATACAGACACAAAGAAACTTCCAAGGAATGGCTGAGGCTTCCGCTGAAACAACTCGCCGTTACGAAATAAATGCACAGTCTCGGACGGATGCTCTAATCGTTGAGGGTTTGAAGACCGCGTCAAGTATGGACGCCTTAGCGCAGTCTCAAAAAGCGGCTATGACTGCTCTTGAACTTGCTACTACTAATGCTTTGTCTGCAATGAAAACGGCTTTTGAGGGGTTGGATGCAACTCTGAACCGTTTTATGTCTGCAGATAAAGTTCGTGATGCTTTGGAGGCTATGCGTAAGCAGTTGGGTAAAAATAAGGACGGCATTGATGGATTTGATGGTGCTGCTCGTAAGAACCGTGACACTATTTATGCTTATGTTCAAAACTTGGAGACAATGGCAAAAAGTTTTGCTGACCCTCGGGATCAACTTAAATTACTTGAAGAAGGTTTTAAGCAGGTTGAGAAAGAATTAATAGGTCAGGGTAAAAAGCCTCAAAAATCTAAGTTGTATCGGGATTTGAAGGAATCTGTTGATGCGGCTAAAGAAGAAGTTAATAACATGGCTGACGCTGCTGCTAACGCGCAGAAGGCTGGTATTGATGTTACCGAGGCGTTGGTTAGGGCAATCGTTGAGACTGTAGAAAAAAATAAAGACGCTCTTGGTGCCGCTGGTGCTGCTTCGGGTCAGGCAGTCATTGATGGTTTGTATGGCCCAGAGGGTATGGATTTGGGGTCACCGTCGAAGAAGGCTATTTACGCTGCTGAGATGCTGGTTTTAGGTCTTGTACAAGGGTTAAAGCGTGGTACGGGTCGTGTTTCTGATTCTATGCGTGGGATGATGAGTGGCGCTATTGATGCGGGACAGGATGAGGCCGGGATTCATTCTCAGTCCGATTTAACTTACTTTATGGGCCTTATGTTTGCTAAGGGAGCCAGTTCGGGTATTAAAAATGGTTCTAAAGAAGCGGAGGAATCGGCTCGATTGTTGGCAAAGAAAATCATGTCGGCTTTTGGTGAGAGTCTTAATTTTACTCAGGGTATGCGTGGCGGTAAATCTTTCACGGATCAGGCGTCTGCTTTTTTTGGTAATCTGCCATCTTTACCCTCACCGTTGGAGCAGATGTTTGGCAAAAAGGGTGCTGAAAGTTTCTTAAAAAAGAATGAGAAGGATCTTGTTGCAATGCAGCAAGTGTTTGTGAGCATGGATAATTTGGCTCTTGTCGTGAGGTCGGCTGGGGATTCACTGCGTAAAATTCATACTGAAATGACTGGGGTTCAAGGTTTGTATCAAGGTGAACCTATTGAGGCTCCTTCTGAAATGTTGAAGGCGCTTGGTTCTGAAGGTAATTTGAGTTCAGCGATCAGCATGATGGCGTCTATGACTGAAGAAATTGATAATGCTTATGTTGCATTATTAGTGACGGTAAATAAGGGTCAACGGGCAGCGGTAAGGGCTCAGCGTCAGGCTGCGGCAACATATTTGCAGGGAATGACTGATGAAGTAGCCGGTTTAATGATTCGCCGGGATGAGATTGTTCGTGAGTTGGGTAAGATTGAAAAAACTTACGGTGACAATGTTGCTCGTATCAATGAGCATTACAACACTTTGGATAAAGATGCTTCTAAGTATTTGGATTCTTTGGAAGAGACGTGGAGTAAGGCCATTCCTCCTTTGGAGGATGCTTTACGTCGTGCTAATGAGGCTTTTGATAAAGAGAATCAGGTTTTGCAGAGACTGATTTCTGAGAGGGATTCTTACCTGCAAGGTATTCGTACTGGCTTCCGTGGTTTTGTTAACGCTTTGTCGTTTGATTCTGGGGCTAAAGAAATTGTGCGTGAAACGCAACAGTTGGCGGATGGCCTCACCATTACTTTTGAGCGTGAGATTAGTGCCGGTGGTAGTGCTGATGGTATTCGTAGAGCGTTTGAGGAACGTTTACAGGCAGTTCAAGAGTTTTCACAAAATATTCGTAGTCTTATGGCGCGGGGTCTTGATCCAACATTAATTCAAGAGTTTGTTTCTGCGGGTGTTTCTTCTGCGGGGCAAGCCGTTGCTGCTCTTGCTGCCGCTGGTGAGAGTGATATTGCTGCGATTAATGCGTCACAGGCTGGTTTGGCTGCTGAGATTGCTGATTTCTCACAGTATGCTTCTGCTCAATGGTTTGATGCGGGTATCGCGCAACAGGAAGCGATTGTTGCACCGTTGCGTGCTTCTGCTGCGGCTGCTCAGGCTGCTTTGACTTTGGCTACAGAAACACGAGATTTTGAGTTGAAGGCTGCTCGTGATCATGCTGACGCATTGCGTACATTGCGTGAAGATGAGTTGAAGAAAGAATATGATGCTTATGTTTTGCAGCGCGATAAGTTACAGGTCGAGGCTGACAATATTGATACAAGTTTGAATGCTGCCGCTGAAAAGATACGTTCTTATTTTGCCAAATTGTTAAGTCCCGAAGATGGTTTACCTGTGATGATGAAACGTGCTGGCATTGCTGCTATGCGAGGTTTGTTGAATGGTTTAAATAGTTTGTCGGGTGAAGTGATGGCTCGCGCTCGGGAGATTGCCATTTCAATTCAAAATGAGATTGCTCATGCCCTTCGTATCAGTTCACCTTCGCGTGTTATGGAAGATATTGGTGCTCAGATTGCTCAGGGTCTTATTGATGGTATGAAATCTAGTGAGCGTGCTGTTGCTTCGGCGGCTGGTAGTCTTGCAAATCAGGTTGTGTTGCCTCTTGAGGCACCTAATTTTGCTGGTATTTCGGCTGCCCCGTCAGTAAGTGTTAATGGTGGATCCGGTCTTGCTTCCCGGGGGAGCGTTGTAAACAATTACACGGTTAATGTTCAATCTTTGGCTGGGGATAAGCGCCAAATTGGGCGTGAAGTTGTTGAGGCTATTAAGGCGTTTGAGAAGTCTTCTGGTCCTGTTTATCAGCAGGTTGGTGTGTAGTGTCTGGTTTTGATCCACGCACTTTTTATGAGGGTACGCAACTTTATGAGTCCGGTGGTTTGTATGACGGTTGGGATTATCGGGGTGAGAATCCGGGTCCGTGGTATGTGGAATTGGGTGCGGATTTATCTGCTAACGGTATTGGTGATTGGTTTACTTTAGATGATACCGTCAAGGGTGAACTTGATAACGTAGTCTATTTTTTGACGGGTGATTTGTTTGTTGATATTACTCGTTACGTTCGTAGTTTGAGTGTGAAGCGTGGCAGGTCACGTTTCTTGGAAAAGTTTATTACGGGGGCGTGTGAGATCGTTCTTGATAACAGAAATCGATTGTTTGATCCTACTTTGACGGGTGCGCCGTTTACTGATCAAATTATTCCCCGTAAACCTTTAAGAATTTTTTATGATACGTTTCCTGTTTTTACGGGTAACGTGCAGGATTGGGATTTTGATTATTCTATTAGGGACGCTACGGCTACAGTAAAATGTTTGGATGCGTTTTCTACTTTGGCTACGCAAACTGTTCCTGCTCAAACAATGACTAATCAGTTAACTGGAGCAAGAATTAATTATGTTTTAACGCAGGTTGGTTTTCCTGCGGAATTGCGTAATATTGATTCTGGAACGGCTTCTGTTGCGGCAGATGTTGTGGGGCAAAATGTTAATGCTTTGGCCTATTTGCAAAAAATAGAGTTGAGTCAAAACGGTTTATTTTTTATTTCTGCTGACGGCTTGGTTACGTTTGAGGATTCTTACTCTGGAGTCCCTACCCCAGTTGAGGTTGGTGATGGGGGTGTGGCTATCAGCGATTTAGATGTGGTTTTTGGTGCTGAGGAATTAACAAACAGGGTAACAGTAAATTATTATTCTGGCTCTGTTCAAACTTCTCTGATCATTGACTCTGTACCTAGTCAAGATAAATATGGATTATTTGATACGTCAGTTGATACTTTATTGAGTGGTTCTGTTTCAGCAAGTGCTTTAGGTGTTCTTCTTGTGGACAGGTATAAAGAGCCTCAATACAGGATTGATTCAGCGGTGTTTAATTTGGCGGGTTTAAATACTTCTGGGAAAAACCAAATTTTGTCGTTAGAGTTAGGTGATCGTATTTTGTTGAAGTTTCGCCCTTTAGGTATTGGTGAGACTATTGAACGTAACGTTCTTGTGGATGCAATTGACCATTCCGCAGGGATAACGGTACACACGGTATCGTTGGCTTTGACTGACCTCGGGATTTAATGATGATAGATTGGAGTTGAAGTGCCTTCCTTTACGGCAAATACTACGTTGTCTGCTGCCGCTTTAAACACGGCTTTTAATCAGGCAGATGTAAACGTGCAAACATCGACCACCTATACGCTTTTGTTGGCGGATCAAGGGAAACTAATTTCTTTAGATAATGCAAGCGCGGTCACTTTAACCATTCCTCTAAACTCTTCAGCCGCTTTTCCAACCAATACTGTGATTGGATTGCTGAATAAGGGTGCTGGATTAGTCACTGTTACTCCTATATCCGGGGTTACTTTGAATCCTGCCGTGAGGGTTCTTGCTCAAAATGAGGCCGCTTCTTTAATAAAGACGGCTACGAATACTTGGTATTTTGTGCAAGGTGGTGGTCTCCCAAAAGCAATAGTCTCGTCTAGCACAGCCGCTTCAGTTACAGCGGTGACGGTAGGCGGGCTGCCCGCAAAGGTTTACAAATTTACTGGTACAGGTTCAATTACTTTATCAAAGTCTGGTCTTGTTGATGTGATTGTTCAGGGGCCGGGTGGTATAGGTTCGTATGGTTCCGGTGGTGCCGGAGGGTTTATTGAAAAAACAAACGTTTTTGT